TTGCTTGAATTCCTGCTGTAGCACAAGTAAATAGTGGAGGTAAATCAGCACCTGTTAAAGCTGTTAAAGCTACGTCCCACTCATACATAGGTACTAATTCAACACCTCTAAAACTTAATCTAGCATAGTTTACACCTGATTGAGCTTCTGAATGTCCAAAATCAACTGCACCTGCTACTGAAACTGCTGTTAAAGCACCATAGTAAGCATTGTAGATGTTTGGAGTTACAAACATTCTTTTTTCTGATGCAGGAATTTGTTGTAATTCTGCTGAAGCACCATCAAATACATTAGTTAAAAGAGCTACTGCATCTGAAGCACCAATAGTAGCACCAACTGCAATTAAGTTTCCTGCCGCAGTACCTGTAGCAGTAACCTCATTCATTTGTGTTCCATTAATTGCACCACCTGCTGACATAGTTTTCCATAATCCATCTGCCCAAGTGTAAGTACAGTCTGCTACTGCTGCTGCAGTATTTCCTGCCCACATATTTCTTACAACATCTGATTGGATTCCGTGTCTTACTCTGTTAATAATTACTTCTGCTAACTGAGTTCCTGTTAAGTCAGGCATATTTAATCCATTCTTATAAGACTCAACAATAAATTGGTCTTTGAACTCGTCCCAACATTGTGATTGTTTTACAGAAACATTTGAAACTGTAATTACTTTTGGAGCAACAGTAAATCCTGCAGGGTCGCAAGTATTAGTTGTTGTACAACCTGTGTTTAATGCAGTTATACCTGATAATTTAGGTGCTAACATTAAATTTTGTTTATATTTTACATTAGGGTAAACTGTGTAGTTACGCATAATATCATCAGAACGAAACATTGGTTCTAATAAAATTTTTGAAGCATAAGTTCCTTGGTAATTTGCCCCTAAACCGTCTAAAGCTATATTTGCCATTTTTTATATTATTTAATTATTTATATTTATTTTAATTTTTCTGCTAATGCAGAGAAGAACTTGCTTTCTTTGTTCTCCACTTTGTTTTCAATTACTGCAGGGTCACTATCAGTTGATAGCTCAGTTCCTTTAGCATCTGCTTTACTTAATAAAGCGTTTAGTCTTTCTACTTCCTGAGTAAGAGTTTCTTTTTCTCCTACTAATTCAGCAACAAAACTATCTAGTTCAGTAACTTTAGCTTCAAATCCTGTAAGTTTCTCAGAAACTTCTTTTTCATCAGCCATCATCACCTCTACCTCTTTAACATCTTCAGTTTCAGACTCATTACTAGCTTTTACTTTAGTAATAATTTCTTCAACTTTAGCGTTAAACCAATTTTTCAATTCTTCGGTCATTTTTTTACTTTTTAAATTAACACTTAGTTTATTTTGAATTTCCTTGTCTGTTATATTTTTAAACTTAGAAACGTCATATTTAGCCGCTACTTTAATAGCGTCAGAGATAGAGTCAATGAATCCCAAATTAAAAGCCTCATCAGCACTTAACCAAGTTTCCTCGTCCATCATTTCTTTTACCCTGTTATAAGGTAGATTAGTTTTTTTAGTATAGATGTCAGCAATTTCACCGCTTATTTTATCTAATAATGCAGCAGTCTTTCTTATCTCAGTTGCCTCACCCATAGCTCCACCCCAAGCATTATGTATCATAAATAGTGAATTTTCAGCCATAACGACCTCATCACCTGCTAATGCAATTACACTACCCATACTTGCAGCTATTCCTTCTATATATACTGTTGTTCTTGCTGTTCTTTTTTTAAGAACATTATAGATTGCCATACCTTCAAACACATCACCACCTACACAGTTAATGTGTAAGCTCATTGGAGTATCTTTGTACGACTTAATTTCTTCAATGAAACTTTGAGCTGTTAAGCCAAAAGTACCTATTTCATCAAAAATGTAAACGTCTGCAGACTTGCTAGACGCTTCTGCTTTAATGTTATACCAATTTTTATTCATAGACGCAAAACTATTTTTTAGTTTTCAAAAAGTTGCGCAGTTTTAGGAAAAAAATTTAGTATGTAATATTTTCAGATGGAGATTGCTTTCTTCTTTCTTTGTAAACTATACTTTGTGCTTGCCTTTCAGAAATATTATATTTAATAGATAAGTCCATAAAAGTATAAGTTCTGTTGCCTTCGTTGGTTCTAAGCATACAATCAAAGTCATATATAATCATATAGTTTCTTAACCTCTTAGGCTCAACTATACCTTTTTCTATTAAGTGTCTTAATATATCTTTTGTTGTAGGTTCGTGCCACCTTTTAATAATTTCTTTTTCGGCTAAATCTATATAATCATATATTACATCAACTTTATTTTGTCTTGATGCCATATTAATTATTAGATTCCCAAATTTTATTTATATTATTCCAAAACTTAGTAACAGCCTCTCTACAACCTCTGCAACCTAATTGTTGTTTAATGTGAGGAAAGTGTCTGTGCCACTCATTAAAAAGAAGTTTAAGTCCCCTAGAATGGTATTTACCCTGTTTTTCTATAGAATCATTATTTTGTTTGACCGCTTGTATTATTTCTTCTTTTCTTTCTTGTTCTATTTTATTTGCAATAGTTTCAATAGTCATAATATGTTGCATTTAATTATTCTTCCCACTTACCAAGAGGACATTTTCCTGCGTACTCTTTGGTTAGAGATGCTTTTGCATCTAAAAAACAGGTGCATTTAGCACACCTTGCTCCTTTATCCCATTTAGGATATCTTAACATTAAGAAGTTTCTATAAAAATCGCACTTTTTACAGGTATCTAATCTATCTTGCTTTACTTTTTTACTAACAATCATATGTTTATATTTTAAAATGTGGCTTCCGCCTCTATTAAACCTACGGTATTTTGGCTGTTTGTTATATCAGCCTCAACCACTACTACTCTACTACTTGTATTCATTGCTCCCATCATATTCTGTTGACCTATTGCATTAAATTGTGAGCTAGCAAAAGATGGCATATTCATTAAACCACCATCTGCAAATTTAACACCACCACCTGCTGCGTTCATAGCTGATAGCTGTCCTTTAAACATAGCTGTACTACGCTTATTTATAACAGCCTCACCACCTTCAAGCTCTACTACTCTGCCGCCTACTGCAAACTTCTCTCCGCCTTGTGCGTGTGACTTGCCTTGTACCATACCTCCATTAGCAAACTTTTCTATTATACCACCTTTAGCAAATTTTTGTGATGCAATTACTGCAATCTGTGCGGCAGTCATAGCGGCAATAAAAGGTGAGAAAGCAAAAGCTAAAACCCCTGTTTGTGCCGTTACTTTTGTCATAGCTAAGGCTCCATTAATAATTGCTTCTGCAATATCTAATTTTTTCTTTCTTTCAAAAGCTTTTCTTTGTACTTGTTCTAATTGTTTTTCATATTGTTCTTCAGTTATTACGCCTGCTTCTTTTCTTTCTTCTAATATCTTAGCTTCTGAATCTGCCCTTCTTTGTGCATTATTACCAATAATTGTAAAAATACTATCTGAAAATGTTTTAAACATTTCTAGTCTCTGCTTACCTTTTGCTTCTTGTGCTGCAAAATATTTTTCATCTTCAGCCTTTAATAAATCTAATTGGTCTACAGAACTTGTGTATAAATCTTGATAGAAAATAGCATTGTTCTCTACTTCTTTCTTTTTTTCTATTCCTAATTCACTAAGCCTTTTTATTTCTTTTTCTATAGCTTCTATGTTTTTATTTCTAGCCATAACTTCTTGTTCTGTGGCTGCAGGAGTTTCTTTTATTAATTTTAATTCTTGTTCTAACTGATATAATAAATCACTTTGCAGAGCCGCTTCTCTTGCCCTAGTTTCTCTCCTTCTTTTTTCAAAATCTTCTTCGTGTTTGATTTTGGTTTCCATTACTTTAATAGCCTCTTTGTCTACATCAATTCTATGTTGCATTTATTCAATAGCTGCAGGGTCAGTAAGAAACTGTATTTCTTTTGTTAGTAATTTAAGCCTATCTTCCCTTCTTTTCTTTTCCTCTTTAAATAATTTTATGTTTAAATCTGATTGTTCTTTAGTATAAGCTATTTCTGTTTCTTGTAGAGTTATAAAAGATTGTGCTTCTTTTTGTAGTTTTTTCTGCTTTTCTACATATTTGTCTGTTTCGTCATTTACGGCTAATAAGCCATAAAGAATCTCGCCAAGAACAACAACAATAGCGCCAAGCCCTGTCCTTATTAGAGCGCCTCTTAAAACTTTTAAACTAACTATAAATCTTTTTGTTGCCATACTTGCTGTACCTGTAGCTATTGAATAAGCAGCCAATGCAATTCTTCCTGCAATAGCGGCTGCATTAGCTATTTTTTGAGCAGTATACATAACAACAATAGTTTTAGCCAAGAAGCTTAAGCCTTTTATTAGAGTAGTAATTATTGTGCTGTTTTTTGAAAGCCAAGTAGCAAAAGTGGTTAAGTTTTTTGTAGCAGATTTTAAGCCTTCTGCAAATTGTTCCATTACAGCAATAGACACACCTTCTAACGCTGATTTTAATTTTAAAAATGAACCTTGTAAAGTTTTACCAATCATATCAGCCATTCTTTTGGCTTCTCCTGTAGAATCTGCAAGTTTATTTCTATAGTTTGTTAAAACATCTGCACTAGCCAACATAAGCTCAAATGCTGCAGCCTGCCTTAAATCAACAACCCCCATAATCTCAGCCATATCACCACCTTGAGCAACAAATTCTCTCA